GTGAAAAGTTTATATGCATGTATAGAAATAAACAAAAAAAATAACGAAACAGGAGATGGAGTAACAGAAAAAATACAATATTACAAGACTAAAGATGAACTATATGGAATTGAAGTTGTTAAAGAAAATAATTTACCAAATAAAGAGATAAAAGACATTACAGAAATAACAGAAGATGAAGAAGAAATTAATAATATATTAGATAAATTAGTAAGCAATATGGTAATGTGTAACTTTGAAGATATTGTAAATGACTTAGTTAAAACTAGATTATGTGCTTATTAAAAATAGGAGAATATATGGACATAAAAAAAATAAAAAATGCAAATACTAAACTTTTAGGTAAAAACATTATATATTATGATGAAATTGGTTCTACACAGGATGAAGCAAAAAAATTAATAAAATCTGGTTTGGAAAATGGAACAATATTTCTAGCCAATAGCCAGGTAAAAGGAAGAGGAACAAAAGAAAGAATTTGGTATTCAAGTAAAGGAAATAATATTACAATGACAATGGTACTGTTTCCAAAATGTAATGTTAATAAAATACAAAATTTAACCAAAATCATAGCTGAATGCATGGCAGAGGCTATAAGTGAATTATATGGTTATGAATTGAAGATAAAGATACCAAATGATTTATTGCTAAATGGTAAAAAAATATGTGGAATATTAACAGAAAGCAGTACTATTAATGGCATATTAAATCATATATTAATAGGTATAGGATTTAATGTAAATGAAGAAGTGTTTAATGAAGAAACAGTTAATATTGCTACATCTTTAAAAAAAGAATATCATAAAAATTTTTCTAGAGAAGAAATAATAATAAAATTTATAGAAATATTTGAAAAGAAAATTGAATTTATGATGTAAAAATTGAATTGGTTAATATAAAATGAAATAAAAAACTTCTATATCAATTAAAATAGAAGTTTTTTTGTATATATTCGACAAATTTCGCGATACAATCTATCTTTAAACATGCTATACTTAAGCACAAGTTAATATAAAAATAGTGTGAAAAGAGATAGAGGTGGTTTGGATGAATTATTATTTAAAAAGTTTAAGGGAATTTAAAAGAGTATTAAAAAAGAACAAAAATATAACAAAAGAAGAATGGGATAAATATGCAAATGAAAATATTTTCTTTAGCTCAATAACATTACAAGCACATAAAGATGTAAGAGATTTCGAAAGCTTAAAAAGACTATATTGTAAATAAAAATCTATAGTAATAAATAAAATATATTAAACAATAAGAGCTGACTATAAAAATGTACGATATATCAAAATATCAAATAAAACATTTTTTATATATAGTCAAAAGCTCTTATTTTTTTAAATTTTTCAGTATATCAAATCTGACCAGTCAAATTAATCACAAAAAATAAAAATCGCCATATTTCAATACTTATAGCGATTTTTAATAACCTTGTGTTACTAATGTGTTACTAACTATTTGACACTAGATAGATTAATTTTCTTTCTTTATAAGATATTAATTCAATAGACTCCTTCAATTCTTGTAAGGTTTTATGAGTATATACTTTTTCACCTGTTCCTCCATTTTTATGTCCCATGATAAGGTCCTTTGTAACAGTTCTAACCTGTCTTCTATCTAGCTCACTTTCTACAGTATGCCTTGCGTCATGAGATGTGTGTTGTATATTTAACTTTGCCATGTAGTTGTTAAACATAACACGGTATTTAGCGTATGGAAGTCTTTTGTCACCATACATAAACAAAAATTCATTCTTAGAATTGTAATATTTTTTAATAATAGGTTTAATAAGATGATGAATAGGTATAACTCTATTTTTACCAGAATTTGTTTTTAATCCTCCTCGCATATAGTCCTCTTTTAAGTCTATATTTTTAGTAAACATGAACAATAATTCTTCTATTCTCATACCTGTGTAAAGAAGTATTAAACAGATATCTCTAACTAAAGCTTCGTCTTGAGTGTTTGTTTTATCTTTCCATATCATTTCAATTTCTTCGTTAGTGAAAGGAAGTCTAGGTTTAGTATTTTCAAAATTAAAATCTATTTTATTAACATGTTTAGCATATGTCTTAGATATAATATCTTTTTGCTCAGCATAATCGTCTAATTCTAAAAATAGATATCTTAACCTTTTTGCTTTTTTAGGAGAAGTTGCACAATTAATTACTTGTTGAAAATCTACAGTTCTTAAATTAACATATGGAATATTGTGAAGTGTTTCGGCTTGTTTAAAAGCAGATTTTCTTACATACATAGTATCAGATGTAAATTTACCTTTTGCTTTCATATGTGTTTCACGTTCTAGTGCAATTTCGTCTTTAGTAGGGAAATTTAGTTTTGCATATTCTTCATATACTTGTTTAAACGTATAATTTGTTCTATCTGTTAAATCTATATTATTATTTTTAATAAGTATCTTAGAAGGAAGTTCAATAAACTTTATTACTTTATTATAAATTTCTTCTTTTACATATATATTGTAAGGTGTATTATTGTAATCTCTTAAGCAAATATGAGCATCTAATTCTTCCTCAAAAAAACCCAGAAAATAATATACAGGATAACCGTTTACATTATAACCTATAGTAATTCTTGCTCCGTATGGATTTAGACGATTTCCAGATAGTTTAATTACACTACCATATTTATATTTTCTTTTCTTCATAAAAAAACCTCCATTTTCAAATTTACACTTGAAAATGAAGCTACATATGTTATAATACATATGTAGTCACTTTCGAGTGTCTTTCGGAAAAATAAATGTATCGGGTTGTGGTGATTTTGATAACATTTATTTTTCTTTTTTATATTAAACTAATATACCATATTTTTCAGTATAAAAGTCAATACAATCATTCATATACTCACAGTCTACATTGAAGTAATCTGCCAAATCATACAAATTAAAACCTTGCATGATCTTTTCTTTTAATTTTTGAAGCGGAACTAGAACAGAATAAGCCCACTTTAATGCCCTATACTCACATTTATCTTTTAATATTTTATCAGAATCTAGATAATATAAAGCATTGCAATAATAATGTCCAAGTTCTTCTGCTAATATTTCTTTTTCTTCTATAGAATTTTCTATTTTTGAATTATCTAAAGCTATAAAATAGCTATTTTCAATTTCAAATATTCTAGCTTTAACATTATTCCATTTATAGTTAAAAATGTCTATTTTTTCATTCTCGGCTATTTTATACATATCTAAAACTTCCATTTGAAACTCCAATTATTTATTTTTTCTTTTTTTCTTTTTATTCTTTACAAATTCTACAAAACGATTTATTTCTTCAATATCTTCTTCATCTAGTCCGTCTATATTTATTCCATTATGAGAAGCATAACGAAAGTCTGTTCTTTCCATAGGAACATCTAATCCCATAAGCCAAGCTTCATTTACATTTAATGCTTGAGCAAGTAGATATACGCCATCTTGTTTAGCTTCATATTTACCATTTATATATTCACTTAAAGAAGATTTTGATATTCCAGTTTTTTCAGACAACTCTGTTGCTTTCAAATTTCGTATATGCATAGCTGTATTCAATCTATTAGCAAATGTATCTACTAATCCGTTCATAATAATACCTCCACATATGTATTATAAACGACTTTCCGAAAAAAGACAATATTTTTTTGAAAAAAAATTAAGAAAATCGAATTTTTTTCAAAAAAAGTATTGACATTAAAAAATGTAAATGATAATATAGCCATAGTTCGAGAACACGAACAGGGAAAGGAGGTAATTTTAATTTGAAATCTTGTTTAAAAATTAATTATGATAAGTTAAAAGGAAAAATAAGAGAAGTTTTAGGAACTCAAGGAAAATTAGCAGAACAACTGAAACTAGATGAAACAACAGTTAGTAATAAGTTAAATTGTAATACTTATTTTACTCAAAAAGAAATTTTAAAAATATGTCTACTTTTAAATATTAAATTAGAAGAGATACCAGAATATTTTTTTAAACAAAAAGTTCGAGAAAACGAACAAAGCTTACCACAACCTGATACAAAATTATAAGTAAGAAAGAAGGTGACTATATGCAAAAGAAAAATACTATGAGTGTTACGGATACAGCAAAAATTATAGAAAAAACAGCACAGTATGTAAGATTAGGATTACAACAAGAAAGATTGCCGTTTCGGAAGTGCAGTACAAAAAGAGAATGGTAGATGGAGTTATAACATAATAACTAATAGAGTTTATGAATATATGGGTAGAAAGGCAGGTGAGTAGAGATGGAGATAAAAAGAAAAATAGCTCAAATAAATGAACTATTTTGAACTTATATATTTTTTTAAAATATATTCAATTTCTTTATTAATGGAACGACCATCTTCATCAGCTAATTTCTTTATTTGTTCCATAATTTGACTATCTATACGTAATTGATAAGCGGTAATATCAGACATGTAAATCACTCCTTTATATCATAATTATAGCATAATGATAGCAAAAAGTAAAGAAAAATAAATATCTAAAAACGATATCAAAAAAATATAAAAAAAATATCAAAAAGGTATTGACTTTTTGAAAATGATATTATATTATTCAAATATCAAAATGATATCACAAAAATATCAAATGAGAAAAGAGGTGCAATATGGAAAAAGAACAAATATGTATAAGGATACCAAGCAAATTAAATGAAATAATAAACAATTTATCAAGAGAAAGAGGTATGTCGAAAAATTCAATTATAGTTGATAAATTATGGGAATTAGAAGTTAGAAAGGCAGGTGAATAGAGATGGAGGAAGATAAATGCAAAGAATGTATTATAAATGATAAAAATAAGAAAGAACTTGTAAAGTTTTATGTAGAAAGTTTAAAAGCTAAACCAAGTGGAATAGAAATATTTTCTTTTGGACTAAGTTGTTTCGCACTTGGTATAACTATTGCAAATATCATTATTAAGTTAATGAGCTAACAAGGGCTACTATAGAAATAATAATAGCAATAACACTTAAAAGTAAATCAATAATAGCTAAATGATTATCTTTTAAGTATTGAATAATTTTATCATATTTATGTTGTTCATAATATTGTTTATTCATTTCGTTAACCCATTTATAATAATCGTTATCATTCAAAATAATCACCACCTTGGAGCGATTATATAAATAAAAAATTTAAAAGTAAAGGAGAGGATACAAATGATTAAAATGTCAAGAAAAGAATTAAACAGAAAAATAAGACAAGCACAAATTGAAGCAATAAAGTGCACGCTAGGGCTAATTACATTATACAGTTTAGGTCTAGCAGGGATAGTTTATATGTTTGTGAAATAAATATCTAGTTTAAAGAAAAATGCATGTTAAAGAAAATATGGAAAGAAGGTGAGAATATGGAAAGATTTCAAGAAGCTATGGAAGAAGTTCAACTAAGTGTAATGGATATATTAAATAACATTATATTATTAGCAGATTCTAAGAAAAGAACACCAGAACAGAACTTAAAACTAATAAGTCAATATGCTAAAGAACAACATTCGATAATATGTTCAGACATAGCAATACATGAAGAAAAAATAATAGAACTAGCAGTGCCTGAGAAACAATACTAGTTCAAAAGTTAAAAGCATTTATGTTAATACTTTTTATTTATATTAACATAAATAAAAAAAATATGCAAGAGGTAATATGAATTGTAAAAATTTAAAAACAAGAAGCAAGAAATATAAAAGATATTTTTATTGTTCTCTATATAGACAGCAAATAGAAATCAAAAAGTGTAAAGAATGTGAATTTAAAGAATATAAACAAGCTAAAAAAATAAAAGGTAAGAAACATAGACAAACAAAAGCAACAGAAATATCAAAAAAAGTAAAATTGCAAGTTTGGGAAAGAGATTTTCACAGATGTATCTTTTGTAAAAAGATAGTACCGTGGAATTTAGCAAATGCACACTTTATCCCCCGCAGTGCGGGAGGTTTAGGAATAGTAGAAAATATATTTACTGCTTGCGAGAATTGCCACAGAGAGCAAGATAATGGTTTAAACAGTAAATTATATACTGATAAAGTAGAAACTTATTTAAAAGGTATTTATGGAACAAATTGGTGCATAGAAAAACTAATATATAAAAAATATTAAATAAACGAAAGAAGGGATTTTATGGAAAGAGATGAACCGAATTATTTTGCAATTATACCTGCGAATGTTCGCTATGATAAGAATTTAAAAGATAAAGCAAAGTTATTGTATGGAGAAATAGCAGCGTTATGTAACAAAGAGGGGGTTTGCTGGGCAAAAAACGAATATTTTGCAGATTTGTATGACGTTACAAAAACAACTGTATCAACATTGATAAAAAATTTAATTGACAATGGATACATAAAATCTAAGCTGATTTACAAAGAAGGTACTAAAGAAATTTTAAATAGGTATTTAAGTATAGTTACAGACCCTATTAAAAAAAATTTAAAAGATAATAATATAAATATAATAATAAATAAAAAAGAAGAAGAAAAAGAAAAAATCATAGATTTTTATAATAACAACTTTGGATTAATAACACCTTTCGTAGCCGAAAACATTTTTTCATATTTAGAAGATGGATTGCAACAAGATTTAATAATAAGAGCTATGGAAGAAGCGGTATCAAATAATATAAGAAAATGGAATTATGTACAAACAATATTAAATGACTGTGTAAATAATCAAATAAAAACACTTGAACAATACACAATTAAACAAAGAGAATTTAAAAATAAAAAAGCTAACAAAACTACAGTAAGTAAAAAACAAGAAGTAACATATAATACAGATTTTAGTGAGTATGATCAATATGTTAAACGAGATTGAAAAATTATATTCAGAAGGTGTAGAACAAAATATTTTAGGTTGTATGTTAGTTTTTAAAGAATGCAATAGATATATAAAAAACATAGAAGTAGAAGATTTTTACATAGAGATAAATAAAACAGTATTCAGATTAATAAAAGAGTTAAAGCAAGAAGAGAAAAATATCGAAATTCTTAGTGTAAAAGAATTTGCTAAAAGTAAAAAGTTAAATGAACAAGAGATATTTAATTATTTAATAAAAATAACATCTAACATAATTACTACAAGCACAATAGAACATTATATAAAAATATTAAAAAATTATAGTGTGAGAAGAAATATTGTTAATAAATCAAGAGAATTAATAGATAGTATGTATAAAATAAGTAGCGAAGAAGAAGCAGAAGAAATTAAAAAAAATGCAATAGAGACAATAACAGATATAAAGACAAGTAATATAAACATAAAAGAAAACAATATGAAAACAGTTATGTTAGAAGCAATTGAAGATATAGAAAATAAATATAGAAATAGAGATGACAATAGATATAAAACCGGATTCTTTGAGTTAGACAAAGTAACAGATGGCTTACATGAACAAGAATTTACAATAATAGCAGCAAGACCGCGGAGTAGGAAAAACATCTTTAGCATTAAATATAGCAGAAAAAATTTCAAAAAAAGGAATTAATACATATTTTTGTTCATTAGAAATGTCGGAAAAGCAGTTAGGAAATAGGTTAATATCTAGTAGAGCGAACATAGATTCACACAGAATCAGAAGCGGATGGCTAAATGATAATGACTTTGCAAATATAGCAATAACAGCAGATGAATTATCTAAATTGAAAATATTTATAGATACGCAAAGCAAAACTATACAAGATATAGAAATTAAAGCATACGAATTAAAAGAAAAACAAAATATAGGTTTAGTTATAGTAGATTACTTACAATTACTGAAAAGCAAAAATAAATACAATGTAAGAGAACAAGAAGTAGCAGAAATAAGTAGAAAATTGAAATTAATGTCTAGAGACTTAGACATACCTGTTATTGCACTTTGTCAGCTGAATAGAGAAAGCTTAAAAAGGACAAGACCTACAAATGCAGACTTAAGGGAGTCGGGAAGTTTGGAACAAGATGCAGACAATATATTCTTTATTTATGCAGATGACGAAGAGAGAGAAAAGAAGATAATTGAAACAGAAATAATTGTATCTAAACAAAGGAATGGTCCAACACGGAACAATAAAATTAAAATACGACAGAAAAACGATGACATTTAAAAATTGTAATTGAAAAGGAGAATCAGATGAACAAAAGTCAAGATTTATATCAAACAACAAGAATGAGATTAACAAAATATAAAAATACAAAAGAAAAATATATAAGTGACAAAGAAATAATAGAAAAATTAGCTATAGAAATACAACAGTATAGAGAACGAATAGAAAAACTTAATAAAACAATAAGAAATTTAATGAAAGAAGATAAAAATTTAAAAGATATATCAAAAATAATTACAACAACTCACTATGTTGAAGGAGAAGTAATAACAAAAGAAGAGCTATTAGAACTAGAAGATAAGGATAAGTTTAATGTTTTAATAAATATAGTAAACGAAAAAGTAAAATATGAAGAAAACTTAAAATGTGAAGAAAATCTGAAAAACACGAAAGAAGCGGAGGATAAAGTATGGATATAGAAAATTATTTATCTGCAACTTCTTATAAAACAAGAGAGCAATTAGTAAATGCAACAGGAATGTCTGATAGAGAAGTAAGAAGACAGATAAGCGAATTAAAGAAAGAACGTGTAGTAATTTGCAGTTCTAATACAAAAGGATATAGATTAGCAAAAGAGATAAACAGTGCATCAGAATCAGAACTGCAAAAAGAAATAGAACTAATAAGACATTGTATAGCAGAAATACAATCTAAAAAGAAAGTACATAATAAGCAGTTAAGAAAATACATAGCTTATTTAAAAGTAGCAGAAAAGAGGTTGAATATAAATGATTAAAAAGAAAACTGCTAAAAGAAGAAAAAGCAGAAAAGAAATAGAGAAAAAACTAAAAGCAGAAAATGAAGAAAAATATTACTTTGAAAAAGAAACAATAACAGAATTGAATAAACAATTAGATAAAATTAATTAAAAGGAGAAAACAAATGATAATAAGAAATATGAAATTGAAAGATATAAAAATAAGAGAGGACTTTAAAAGAACACAACCGAGCAAGAATAAGATGAAAGAAAAATGGTTCTTTTACAGAAAGACTGGAAGTCTAGAATCGGACATAATTATAAACAAAAAACAGTTACTTAATAGACGGCTATACTAGCTATTTGATAGCGGAAGCAGATAACATAAAAAAAATAGATGTAATAGTAAAATATAAGTAATTACGAGAAAGGGAGAACTATATGAAATATGCATTGATAGATACTTTTTGGGGATGGCTAGCAAGACCAATTTTGCTATGGAATTTAAATGATATTTGTACGGTAGTTTTAGAAATAATAGTAATAAAAACATGGTTTAGCACAATAAAAGAAATGCTAAAAAGTAGGAGGAGAAGAATAATGAACTTAAAAGAAGCTATTAAAATACACAATGAATTATGCAACAAAGAAGAAATAAAAAAATATTGTGAAGCGCTGCATATAGTATGTGAAAAAATGCAAAATTGCAAACCTAAAAAAGAATATTATAAGTCATCTATAATTAATGATTATTATATAGAACATCCTTATATGGAATTAACAATAAGTAATGGAAAAGCTGTTTATAGAAGGCATAAATATAGTTGTTCAAGTGAATCTAAAGATAAAAAAATAAAGAGTAATTATTGTTTGAGTCTTTGTAGATGTAATAGAGAGAAAATAGAAAAATTTATAGAAAGAGAAATAGCAAACGATAATTTAAAAGTAGGAGGAGAAGATGAATGTTAAAAGAAGTAATAGAAAAAACGATAAATAGTCATTATGACATTGCTTCTTTAAAAATAGGAATAAGTGAAATTATATTAAAAGAATTTATAAAAGGTAATGCAAAAATAACTTTAAATGATACAGAAAAAATATTAAATGCTTTAAATATAAAGATAGATGATAAACAAAGTCAAAAAATTGAAACAGCATTAGTTAAAAGAGAAGAAGAAAAGAAAGATAAGTTTAAATTTTATGCAGCGTACTGGTTAGAAAAGAAGAGATTTGAAGTTAAAAATTCTACATACTGTAATTATGCTAATTTATTAAAAAATAATATTATTCCTATTCTGGGAGAAGTAAGATTTTATGAATTAAGCGGAGAAGTACTACAGTTTTTTGTGTATAAAGCACAAGGAGAAAATAAATTATCTACAAAAACAACAAAAGACTGTTTAGGAATTATAAAACAAATAATAGCGGATGGACAAGAACAAGGAATAATACCGCAATTTGTATATCCAAAAAGAAAGATAAAATATAAAAAGCAAGAACTAATTGGAAGTGAAAAGAAAACATATACAGAAGAAGAATACAAAAAAATAATAGAGGCAATTTTACAACAAATTGACAATAAAAAAGCAGGAATACTGCTGGGATTATATTCCGGAATGAGAATAGGAGAATTATGTGCATTACAATTTGGAGATATTGATTTTGAAAGAAAATGTGTATATGTAAACAAAACATTACAAAGAACATATGATCCAACCAAAGATATAAATCCGTCCAAAATAGAAGTAACATCTGCAAAAACAGAAAGCAGTAATAGAGAAATACCTCTTACTGAAGAAATGATGAAGATATTAAAAAGGCTATATAAAGAAAATAAAAATGAGTATATATTGACAGGAACGACAAAATGGACAGAACCGCGAACTTTTAGAAGAACATATCAAACATTTATGAAAAAAATTGGAATAGAACCTCTTAAATTTCATAGTTTAAGACATACATTTGCAAGTATAAATATTGAGAATGGTTCTGACATAAAAACTATTAGTGAAATATTGGGACATTCTGATATTGATGTGACATTAAAAGTATATACGCACACATCTCAAAAAGCAAAAAGGAAGGCAATTGAGAAATTTGATAGTATATTTACTAAAAACAAAAATAAAAAAATATATGAAACATCATATAAAGGTAGAATATGTTGTATTAGTAAAAATACAGGTAGATTGGATTATGTTGGAACAATAAAAGAAGTTGCAGACTTCTTAAGTTTAACTACAACAACAGTATGCAAATGTATTAATGAAGGAATAGAACACAAATCATATAGAATTATACCTCAAATAGATGGTATTACACATAAAAACGGAAAATATGTGGGAGGATAAAATGGAAGTTAAAGAAGCGGTAAAAGAATTAGACAACATATTTTTAAAATATAACATAAAAGATGAAAAAAACATATTAGGTTTCAGAAACAATTTTATAGAATATGTAAAAACATTAAACGAAAAAGACTTAAAAGAAGAATATGAAAAAAGAGAACTCTTATACGATTTTGTTGAATTACAAAAGCGAATTGGTATTGAAAGAGATCTATTAAGCGAATACACAATGATGGTTGCAGTTAATTCTAAAAATTTAAAACAATGTTTTACACCATTCGAGGCAACTAGAATTATGTCAAAAATAACTACAAAATTAGATAATAATACTTTTTATGATTGTGCCGCCGGAACAGGACAAACACTAATTGAAGCGTATTGTGATTGGTGTAAATTACAAAAACATTATGATGATACATTATTTCATTTAGTAGTTGCAGATGATTTAGATACATACAATGTTCATTGCTTGATATTTAATTTTGCTACAAGAGGAATGAATGCACAGGTATATCATAGAGATACTATAACTCAAGAAGTTTACGAAGTATATATATGTTTATATGATTGCTATGGGTTTAGCAGAATAAAGAATATAAAAGTAAATAGTAAAGAATATGAAGAAAATTTTGATAATAGAACAGGATATTTAAAATAAATTAACTAGGAGGTATTTTAAGTGAAAGAAAATAGCGAGATAACAAAAGAAGAATATATATTAACTAATTTACACCCAGATGATAGAGGTTATTATATAAGATTAAAAGATAACAAAGAATATCCACTGTATTATAGAAAACCAAGAGGGCAAAAATTGTATTATTACATAAAAAAAGATAATCAAGAAATAAAACTTGATAAAGAAGTAGAAAAATGGGTTTTATCAAGTATAAGAGAATATGAAAGGTATGGGATTTAAATGAAAGAAAATAATTTTGATACTGTAAAAAATGCCGGTAACAAATATAGTATAGAAAATCTACAAAATAAAAAGTATTTTAAAAATATGGATGAAGCAATAAAAGTATATGAAGAATTTAGAAGATTTAAAGATAATGGCTTTATAGAAAGCATAGACCCAGATTTTTTTAAAAATTTAACAGATATGTTTTTATCAGATTATAAAAGAGTATTAAAAGAAAATAATAGGTTAGAAGAACAAGTAGAATATGACAAAACACATATTTATACTCCACAAACAATTGAATTAAACTTCATTTCGAAATCAAAAATAGAAGACAAGATTAAAAAATTAAATGATGTATCTAATGCAGAAGAACTTGAAGATATAATGAATAGAAAAAATTATACTATAGTAGAATTAGTTCAATATGTTTTACAAGAACTACTAGAAGGGAGAAAATAAAATGAATGCTGATGAGATGTTTGAAGAATTAGGGTATGAAAGAAATAAAAGTAAAGAATTTATTATTTATAGCAAAAAAGAAATGAAATATAACAAAACAAAAAAATGGGAAATTTGTTTAGGATTTAATTGTATAGATAAGTGTTTGATGGTTAAGAACAAACAACTTTTTTCCTTGGAAGAACTACAAGCAATAAATAAGAAAGTAGAGGAATTAGGATGGTTAGAATGAAAGAAAAAATAAATAAAATAGGACTATTTAATTATGTGCTTTGGAAATTATTATGTATCATAGAATTAATTTTAAATGTTCCATATTATATTTTAAAAATTATAATAGAGATAATTTATTCCATATTTGATAAATTGAACGATGTTTTTTATAAACAACAATTTGTTTATTTAACATGGTTTAAGCCAGTAAGAAAATATTTTGAATATTTATTTAAGAGAATGAATGGTGTAGGAGGTGTTTTAAGTGAAAGAAAATAGTACAGAAGAAGATATAGAATTGTTACAAGATGAAACAAGCTCTTTAGGATTATTCCTTAAATGCAAAGGTTTAGAAAAATATAAAATAGCACTAGAACATATTTTATCAGATTATAAAAGAGTATTAAAAGAGAATGAAGAATTGAGACAAGAAAAAATTGATAATCAAAAAATAAACTTATTAGCACAAAATTCTATGCTTGATTATCAAAATGGTTATGAAGATGGAAAAGCAAATAGAAGAAGTGCGGTTCAAAGCATAATAGATAATCAACAATATTATATATTTCAAAAGCAAATTGAAAAATATGAAAAAGAAATAGAAAAACTACAAAAAGAAAATGAAGAGTTAAAAAATTTAATGGCACATAAAAATGACTATACAAAGAAATTAGAAGAAGACTTATTTGAAAATTGTAGTAATTATGTTATACCAGTTCAAAAAGTAAAAGACAAAATAGAATATTTAGATAAGCAGCAAAAGCAATGGCTAGAAGATAGAGAACTAAAAGCAAGTGATAGTGAGATAATATTTGCTAGAGATGTTTTACGAGAACTACTAGAAAGGAGAAAATAAAATGAGTGCTGATGATATGTTTGAAGAATTAGGGTATAAAAAATTAACAGGAGAGACAACAGAAGTTTTTAAGTTGTCAAGAGCAGATAAGAACATAAGCTTTTCAAAGTTGATAAAAAGAGTGCGAATATTTGGCAAATATGATTTTTTAGATATAAACGAATTACAAGCAATAAATAAGAAATGTCAAGAACTTGGATGGATTAAGGAGGACTAGCATATGACAAAAGAAGAAGCAATAGAAGCTTTAAAAGAACATAAAAGACAAATAGATAAAGAATATATTAATACAAGAAATTCAAAAGCAATAGAAACAGTATTATCTATGCTAGAAGAAAAAGACAAAACGATCGATTTAATGGCAGAATATATAGAGAGTAAGAAAATACTTGTAGATAAGTATTGTTATGCTCTAACAAAAGAAACAATAAAACAATATTTTGAAAATAAAGCAAAAGAAAGAAGGTAAAATATGATAAAGAAAACATTATACCCTAAAACAAAAAGGATTCAATATAAAAATAGAGTGGTAATAACAGAAAAATTAGATGGTAGTAATATAGGATTTTTTAAAGTAAATGGAGATTTAATAATAGCACAAAGAAATAATATATTTTTAATAAATGAATTAGAAGAAAATAAACAAATGTTATACAGAGGATTAAAAGGTTGGTTAGACGAATATGGAGAAGATTTAAAAGATAAATTAATGGAAGGTAGCGGATTTTTTGGAGAATGGATAGGAATGGGAAAAATAAAGTATCCAGATTTAGATAAAAAAGTTTATATGTTTGCAAAAGCAAATTATGTTAAGAGATAACTTTCCAGAAATAGAAACATTAGACTATAATTATGAAATTTATAAAACCAAGGTAAATAGAAATGTAGAAGGCTTTGTAATAGCACAAAACAACAATGTAAATAAATATGTAAGAATGAAAAATGGACAATTACAAGCTCATCATGAATAAATAAAAAAGTAGGTGATACAAATGAAATTAGAACATGTATACAACACAATACAAAAAGCAATGACAGAATTAGAAAGTGTTGATTTAGTAGATATATCAAAAAGAAAAGAAAGTCAAGTTAAAGTAAATAAAGTATACGACATATTAGATAATTTTAAAGACGAATTAATAAGAGAAAAAATAAAAAACGGGAGGTACAAATGATTGTATATTAAAGAAGATGTAGAGAAGATGTTGAGAGAATATCCGAAAAATGAAGCTAAAAAGACAGAGATACAATTAAAACATGAAGAATATGAAGAAAGATTAAATTATGCAGGAACGGTATATAAAGATACTGAAAAAGAAATAATAGAAAATATGCAATTGTCTGGACAAGCTTATGATAGTATACACAGTAATACAAATAAAATTTCTGATACTACAGCAAATACAGCAATGAATTATCACAAAGAAGAAGTACATGTAAATAAAGAAGATAGAGTTTTCTTGGAAAGAAAAATATTAGAATGTGAAGCAGAAGAAAAAAGACTAAATAAGCAGATTGTTAGAGTAAAAAATTTATTAAATCAGTTGTCTAAAGAACAAAATTTTATAATAACATCATATTATTTAGAAAAATCAAAATGGGACTATGTATCAAAACAATATTACGAAGAATATAAAAAACCAAAATCGATAAATCAGTTATTAAATATAAGAGATACAGCAATAAAAAGTATGTTAGACATATTAAACATAGCAATGTAATAAAATTGTGATGAAATTGTGATGAAATTTGGTTGTAATTTGGTTTTGAGTATACTATAATTATAATAGAAAAAATATCAAGAAACAGTAAAGAGTTAACTGCAAAGGCGGTTAGCTCTTTTTAAGTAGTTAAATAAATGTCTAAACGTGTCGAATAATGTAAAAATAATAATATTGAAAAAGGCAATATTATAATATAAAATCATTTAGGGTGATACAAATGGCAAAAAACAGAGCAATAACTATAGATTATTATGAAATATGGACATATGAAAATCAAGAAGGAACGTATAATGAATGTAAATACGATATTACTGAAATTCTGAAGCAATTAAAAAGTATCAGTGTTACGGAAAGAACTTTTGAATATAATGATGAAAAGATTAGAATACAAGAAGTCAAATATCATGAAGAGGAAAAACTGTGGGAAATTCAAATTCTGAAATCTAGAGAATATGTAAAGCCAGGAATAGCAGATGATAATGGAAAATATATTATACTAGATTTAGGAGAAAATAAGTATTATGCCGAATCAATAACTCTAATATATGATTCTGAAAAATGCATAATAGGGATGCAAATAAATCATAATTATATAAATAGAACCATTCTTGAAAAAATATTTAATCGATTCCAAAAGAATTTTAACGATATAATACAACTTAGACCAATAATTCTTTTAGGAAGTAAGAAAAAAATTGAAGAAGCAAAATATTGTACAAAAATATCTATAGCTGTTAGAAATCCTAAAATGCAAAATGAAAAATATGATAACGATACATTGTTAGGTCAAGTGTTCAATGCAACAAAAAAACTAAAAGGTATTCAATGTAAAATAGAAATTGGATTCGGAAGAAATTTAAAGAAAAAGGATACTTTAGATATTGAAGAAGTTAAAGAATTATTAAATACAACAGATTCTATAGCAGGTATTGAAGAATTGCAAATAGATTATAAAAATATGGAAGAAGCAAGCACAGATAAGGTTAATTTAATAAAAGACAGATTGCAAGATGTAATAATTGTTTCTATAAATAAAGAAAAATCAATTTCTCATATTGACATTTTTAATAAAATGAAGGATAAATATCTATTAAGAGTGAAAAATAATATGATATAATATTTTGTTAAGGAGGACGAAACATGAATAAAAAAGAATACTTTATATTATCAACTCCTCTTATTATAACTTTAATAATTCTTGTAATATTAAATAAAATATTATGTGGAACAAATGAAATAACAATAAATAATTTTGAAATGATAAGTAATAACTATATAAACTTTGTAAGTATTTTAGTAGGTTTCTTGATAACAACAATTAGTATAGTAATAGGTTTCTTTGATAAAAAAATTGTAAAGATAATTGTACAAAGCAAAAAAGATAAAATACTATATTTAAATTGGTTTCTTACAATTATAACTGGAGTTCTGAGCATTGTTATATTATTTGGAATAGCAGCCACATTTAATGAAGAAACTAGTATTGTATATAAAGTTCCATTTAATATGTTTATATTTTTTATGTGTTTATTTTTGCTATATTTAGTATTTTCACTTATATATTTCTTTGGAATAGCAAAGTCTGTTATGAGTGAAAATTTAGATGAAGAGGAAAGAATAAAGAAAAGTTCGCCAGATAACATAGTGATACCTAAAAGAATAGATTAAAAAAACAAGGAGATTATCTTATAAAGATAGTCTCTTTATTCATGTAAAAGGGAGTTGATTCTATGACTACACAAGAACTAATACAAAAACATTTAGAAGAAAAATGCAAAAACTGTACAAATGTTTGCGATGGAATACATATAACAAATGATGAAAAAACAAGGTGTGATAAAGATGGAGATTAACTATAAAGAATGCATGAAAAGAAAATGTGAGCAGTGTAAGTATTATAAGAGTTGTTTTAAAGAAAGGGTGAAGAAGAATGAAAGTAAAAGCAACAAATAAATATAAAGAATTAAATATACAAGATAATGAATTAGGAAGGATACCAGAAGCGGGAGAAGAATGGGAAGTAACAGAAGAAAGATACAAAGTATTAACAGAAACAAATAAGTTTAATACTGTATTTGTAGAAAAGGTTAAAGATAAAAAGAAAACTATTAAGAAGACTGTAAGAAAGAAGAATTAATCATGTTGGTTAAAATGTGTGCTAGATGTCAAAAAATAATAGAAGCTCCAAATCGATATTGTGATAAATGTAAATCTATTGTAGAAAAACAAACAGAAGAAATAAAACAAAGAAATAATAGTAGATATAACAAACAAAGAAATAAAAAATACACACAGTTTTATAACAGTAAAGCGTGGAGAACATTAAGAGCTAAGTATCTTAACCAGCATTATCTATGTGAAGAATGCCAAAAAGAAGCGGAGCAAAACAAAGAATACAATATACAATTAGCAGAACATGTTCATCACAAAGAGCCAATACAAACATCAATGGGCTGGATTAGAAGACTAGACTGGTATAACTTAGAAGCGTTGTGTAAGATACATCACAATGCAGAACATAAAAGATTTGGAGGAAGAAGATAATGGCAAAAGAATATAACATAAAAGCAATAGTAGACAAAGAAGATTTAAAGCTAATATTTGAATGTGATAAGGAAAAGAATAAACAATGTAACACAAATCAATATAGATACATTATATGCTAACAATACAATAATACAAACAAGAATAAATTATGAATACAAGTAAAAAAACAATAAAGAAGCGGGTAGGGGTGGTCTAAAAAGTATTAGTCAAATGATGAAACAACGGCGCCTGAGCTGCAGTGTAGAAAAAACTCCCTAAATTCAATTTTAAGACCTAAAATAAGAAGGTGATAAAAAAATGGCAGGAAGACCAAAAGAGCCTATAAACTTAATTATAGCAAAAGGAAATAAACATTTAACTAAACAAGAAATAGAAGAAAGACAGAATGCAGAAATACAAGTAAATTACACCGACATAAAGATACCAGACTATTTAGATGAAAAAGAAAAAGATGAATTTAATAAAATAGCCGAGATATTGTTAGAAATAGGAATTATGACTGAGTTAGACGAAGATTGTCTAGCTCACTATTTAATTGCAAATACAAATTATAAAAAATATACAAAAATGCTTAGAAATTTAGAAAAAAAAATAGATAAAGTAAAAAGCAAGAATGAAAAAAAAGAAATATTAGAAGACATAGATTTATATTTAATATATCAAGATAGAGCTTTAAAACAATGTAGAGCTTGTGCAAGTGATTTAGGACTTTCGATATCTTCTAGATGTAAATTAGTTATGCCACCATCAAAAGACCCGCCAAAAGAAAATAAATTTTCTAAGTTTAAGGTGATAAATAAATGATTGATAGAGTAACTGAGTATGCTAAAAAGACAATAGATGAAGCAAAAATGGGTGAATTACACATATTAGCCTGTAAAAGACATTTAGAAGATTTAAAAAGACAAGGAACTAAAAGCTTTCCATACATTTGGAATCCGAAACAATCTGAAAGAATATTAGAATATGCAGAAACGTTAACAATAGCAGAAGGTTTTGAATTAAGACCAGTTAAATTATTAGGTTCACAGATTTTTGATTTAGGTTGCCCGTTTGGATGGTTAAAACAAGAAAATGGAAAAAGAAGATTTAGAAGGTCTTATGAATCTATGGCAAGACAAAATGGAAAGTCTTTTAAAAATGGTATCAGAGGAACTTATATAGCAAACTTTAGCGGATATAATTTTGGTAAATTATTTACAGTTGCTACTAAAAAGAGACAAGCAAGAATAGCTTGGGAAGAAATGGCAAAATTTATAAAAACTGATAAAGATTTACAAGAGTTATTTGAAATAAAAGATTATAAATCACTAATCTTAGCTAAAGATACAGAGTCGACAATAGAAGCTTTATCAAAAGAAAGTGGATTAGATGATGGATTTAGAGCAATATTTGCCTCCATAGATGAATATCACCAACACCCAAACGCAAAGATATATAAAGCAATTTATAATGGTACTAAAGCATTACTAGAAACATTAATAAGCATAATTACAACTAGAGGAGATAATTTAAATAGTGCCTGCTATGAAATGGATCAATATTGCATTAATATTTTAAAAGGAATAGTAACTGCTGAGGATTTCTTTGTAGATATTTATGCATTAAACGAAAATGATGATATTTTTAATCCTAAAAATTTAATAAAAGCAAATCCTTTTCTTGCATCTACAGAACAAGGTTTAGAGACATTAATAACAGATATGCAGACTGCAAGAGATATGGGAGGAAATGAACTAAGGGACTTTATGACAAAGTCTCTTAATTTATGGGTAAAAAACACAGATGACCAATTTATTAATCCTGATAAGTGGAAAAAATGCGAATCTGATTTAGAATTACAAGATTTAGCAAGAAAAAAATGTTATGTAGGATTGGACTTATCACATGGAGGAGATTTAACAACTGTAGCTATAGAAATACCTTTAGAAAATGAAGAGTTTTTTGAATGTTCACATTCTTTTATGCCAAGAGGAAGATTGCAAGAACATATTGTTACAGATATTGCTCCTTACGATGTTTGGGAACAACAAGAACTTATAACAGTAACAGGAGGGCAAGATACATATAAAAATGATTATAAGTTTATTATTAAATATTTAAAAGAAATAATAGAAAATTATGATTTACAAATACAAGCAATTGGCTATGACCCTCATAATGCAGATGGCTTTTTGGATGATTTAGAGATTTTTGGTGTTCCACTACTAGAGATAAAACAATCAGCAAGATTTTTAAATGATGGAACAGAAGATATGCAATTAAGCATAGAATCTGGAAAAATTAAGTACAACAAAAAAGAAGAATTACTAAGTTATAGTGTTTCTAATGCAAAAATAGTAAGAAATAGTTTTGGTGAAAAGAAAGTAGATAAAGAACCTAATAAAAGAACTAAGAGAATCGACCCAGTTGATGCTATGATAAATGCTCATATTACACAAATGAAATTCAATGAAAAGGAACAAGTAAATTATGACAAAGAAATGGAAGAGTATTTAGAAAAAATGGGATGGGATGATTAGAGAGGAAGTGAAACAGTGAAGTTAAAAGAAAGAATAAAAATGGCTTGTAATATACTAACAAATAAAGCAAGTAAAGATTATGCGATGCAACAATTAATAGATTTTTTAGGATTAACAGGAACTAAAGAAAAAGCATTGTCTGAAGCTACATATTTTGCTTGCTTAAAAGTTTTGAGCGAGTCTGTTGGAAAATTGCCATTAAAACTATTACAACATAAAGACAACAATGGAGTAATAACTGCAAGAGGACATCCACTATATAAAGTTTTACATGATAGACCAAACCCATATATGACATCTACAGCATTTTGGTCAACTATAGAACAGAATAGAGACCATTATGGAAATGCATATGCCTTAATAAAAGGAGCAGGAAGCAAAACGTCATTATGGATATTACCTTCTGAGGAAGTAGAAATTTGGTACGATGACAACAAAATTCTTAGTGATATTCCAGATATATATTATATTTATTCTCACGGAGGAAAGTTATACCAATTTAGTTCTGAACAAATATTACACTTTAAAACATCAAATACATTTGACGGAATAAAAGGAATAGCTGTTAGAGAACAACTAAAAATGACTATAGATGGTAATACAAAAGCACAAAAAATGTTAAACAGTATGTATAAGAGTGGTTTTACTGCAAAAGCGGTTGTTCAATATACAAGTGATTTATCTGATAAGAACTTAGAAAAATTTAAAAATAAGATTGAAAAATTTGCAGGTAGTGATTTGGATGATGAGGAAACAAAGAATATAATTCCTATTCCAATAGGAACAACATTAACACCTCTAAACATAAAATTAGCAGATAATCAATTTGTAGATGTTAAAAAGTATAGTGCCTTGCAAATTGCATCTGCATTTGGAATAAAGCCAAACCAAATTGGAGACTATGAAAAATCAAGTTATGCAAGTGCAGAAGCACAACAGCTTAGTTTTTATGTAGATACATTACTTTATATTATTAAACAATATGAAGAAGAATTAAATTATAAATTATTATCAAATGAAGATATAGAAAATGGATACTACTTCAAATTTAATGTAGCAGTTATCTTAAGAGCTGACTTAAAAACACAAGTAGATACATTGTGCCAAGCAATTTCTAATTTCTTATATACTCCAAACGAAGCAAGAGCTTTACTAGATATGGAGTCAAAAGAAGGTGGAGATCAATTGCTTGGAAATGGTGCAAGTATTCCTGTACAATTAGCAGGTACACAATATGTAAATGATAATGGAAAGGATGGTGAAAAAGAATGGATAAAGAAAACAATAGAAGAGACTCTGACAAAATTGTTGAAGACGGCTTAATTTGTAAATCGGCGAGTGTAGAAAGTCAAGAAGTTACAGAAAATGATTTAAAGAAAATTAATAAGTTCACGTTATCACCTTTAAAAGCTGAAGAAGTTTTTACGTTCAAATTGGTAATGGGAGACAATGAGTTAGATGACAGGAACTACGAACCTTTTAATTTGAATGCACTAAAAGATTTACAAAAACTATACATAGGGAAAACAATGATAAAAGATCACAGAAGAACAGCAGATAATCAAATTGCAAGAGTTTATGATACAGAACTTGTTCAAGATGGAAGTAAATTAACAGGAGCAGGGGAAATTTATACAAAACTAATTGCAAAATGTTATATGGTAAAAACAGAGAAAAACTCTGATTTGATTTCTGAAATAAAAGCAGGAATAAAAAAAGAGGTTTCGACTGGATGTAAAGCAAAACATGCGTATTGTTCAATTTGTGGAGTAGATAACATGAAGAATTACTGTTCTCATTATTGGGGAAAAGAATATGAAACTGTAAATGGTAAAAAGATTTGTTATTTTACTTTAGATGGTGCAAAAGAAGCTTATGAAGTATCTTTTGTTGCGGTTCCAGCACAGCCACGAGCAGGAACAACAAAACATTATGGTGGCACAGAACTAACAGTTCGAAAAAAAGAAAAAGATAATAATGAAGAAGCGGAAATCAATTTAAAAATTGAGAATTTGGCTTCTTTTTTATTTATAGAAAAAGAAAGGATAGGTAAATAATTATGAATAAAAAAATGAGAGAATTATTAACAAAAATTGAAACAAAACAAAATATGGCTAAAGGTTATATGGAGGGAGAAAACAAAGATGTAGCAAAAGCTAAAGAAATTTTAGATGAAATCAAAACATTAAAAGAAGAATATGAAGTAGAAAAAGAAATATTTGAGACAGAAAAAGAAACTAACAAATTAAGCGAAGAAGAAACAAAGGAAGTTTCAAAGAAAATCGAAGATAAGAAAGAAGATAAAAAAGAAGATTCAACAAAAGTTTTTGCAAAAGCTGTAAGAGGACTAGTAACAAAAACATTATCAGAAGGAGTTGCGGCTGATGGAGGATATACTGTACCAGAAGACATAGTAACAAGAGTTGAAGAATTAAGAGAAACAAGAGAATCATTAATAGATTTAGTAACAGTTAAAAATGTAAAAACAAATAAAGGACAAGAAACTTACAAAAAGAGAAGTCAAATTACTGGATTTACTTCAATTGGAGAAGGTGGAAAAATACCTAAAGCAGGTAATTTACAATTCTCTAGAATTAAATGGGAAATTACAAAATATGGTGGATATATGCCTGTAACAAATGAACTAATTGAAGATTCAGATGAAGAAATCCAAAATATGATGACAGAGTGGTTAGCTGATGAATCAAGAGTAACAAGAAATAATATTATATTGGCTGTTATTGCTGAAAAAACACCAACAAAATTAAATGGGCTAGATGATATAAAGAAAGTTTTAAATGTTACATTAGGAAGTAAATTTAAATCTACTTCAAAAATAGTAACAAATGACGATGGATTACAATATCTTGATACTTTAAAAGATTCTGATGGTAAATATTTATTACAACCAAATCCAGCAGACCCAATGCAATTAAGATTATGTGCAGGAGCAACAACAGTACCAGTAAAAGTATATTCTAACGACACAATACCAACAAAAGAAAATAAAATACCATTCACAATTGGCGATTTAAAAGAAGGTATTAAATTTTATGATAGAAGACAATTATCTTTAATGGTATCCCAAACAGCTGTGGTTGGAGAAGGAGAAGGTGCACTAAATGCATTTGAAGAAGATTTAACATTAATTAGAGGCATTGAAAGAGAAGACGCATGTATGAGAGATAACGAAGCCTTTATAAATGGATATATAGAAGTTACACAAGAAGGAGTATAGTTATAGGAGGTATCCTATATGGAAAAGTTAAAGAAATTAGCTAAGCAATGCTTAGGTATTATAGGAACTGCAACATTAAAAGACAATGAAATAGAAATGCTAATAGATTCTGCAAAATCTGATATGGATAGAGTAGATATAGATGTAAATAACAAGATTGATGATTCTTTAATTGTAAACACAATAATGTTATATGTAAAAGCTCATTATGGCGATACAGATATAAATAAAAGAAAAGAATATCTTGAAAGATATATTTCAAATATAAGGGCATTAAAAGAATCTGAGGAGTATAGAAAAGGAGTTGATAGCAATGCATGATGTAAGTTGTGTATTGCTATCTAAATCTTATAAAACAGATGAAAATGGCAATATATTAAAAGATAAAAATGGTAGAGAAATTTCACAAACAAAAGAAATAGAAATACCTGTTATATGTGTAGAAAAAGTGTGGAAAGATGAGTTTTATAAAGCTAATCAATTAGGGCTAAGACCATCTATAAGAATTAAAATTAGCAGTTTAAATTATAATGAGGAAGAAGAATTAATTTATATGAATAAATATTATACAGTTATTAGAGTCGATGGAGATAATAATGATGAAATAGTTTTGGTTTGTCAGAGGAGATCCAACAATGTCAAATAGTAATAAAGTATCTATAGACAGCTTAAGCTCTCAAATCATTAAATATCTCCAAGAATTTAAGGAAGATATAGATGATGAGGTAAAAGAAACATCAGACAAAATAATAAAAGAAGCTACTAAAGAATTGAAGCAAATATCTCCAAAAGCAAATAAAACTGTCAAATTAAAAGGTGAAACAACTGTAATACCACGGAAGTTATGCAAAATCTTGGAGTACAAAGAATGGAAAGAAATCTGAAAATTTATATTCTAAGGTAGCATATAATAGAGAACATTATAGATTAACACATCTTCTAGAGTTTGGGCATGCTAATAGAGATGGTTCTAGAACAAAACCAATTTCACACATAAGACCTACAGAAGATAAATATAGAGAAAAATTTAAACAAGAGTTAGAAGAAAAAATAAGGAGGGGCTATGACTTGGGAAGAGTTAGAAAAAAGAATTGATAATTTTTACTTAGACAATGAAGATAAAATAAAAATACCATATTCTCATTACGACTTTGATAGAGAAGTAGAGCCTCCTCATTTAATGTCTACAGAAATAGATTCTGACAACTTTATAGCAGATAATATAATCTATTTTGAGAAGTCTAATACAAGATTAGAATTAACAACTGATACTAGAGATAGAAGTTTAGAAAAAAGAGTAGAGAAAGAAATACTCTACGATATAGTTTGGAAAAAGCAAGTAGCTTACATTCAATCTGAAAGGATTTGGAATGTGAGCTATTTTTTTGAAATTTAAAAAAGAAAGTGAGGAAACAGAAATGTCAGAAACAAAAAATAAAGTTAAGTTTGGATTATGTAATATTCATATTGCTAAAATAATAGAAGAAAATGGAGAGATTACATACGGAAAGCCTTTTAAAGTACCAGGTGCTAGAAATTTAACAACAGACCCAGAAGGAGAAAGCACTCCTTTTTATGCCGATAACATTAAATACTATATTGCGGTATCTAATCAAGGTTATACAGGAGATTTAGAAGTTGCTATGACTCCAGAAGAATTTTTAACAGAAATATTAGGACAATTAAAAGATAAAAATGGAGCTTTAATTGAAAGTGCAGATGATGTGCAAGCAAGATTTGCATTAATGGGAGAAATTGATGGAGATGTAAAGAAAAGAAGATTTGTTTATTATGATTGTACAGCTACAAGACCAAGTAATGAAGCTAGTACAATAGAAGAATCAAAGGAACCTAAAACAGACACAATAGCACTAACAATGTCTCCACGTTCTACAGATAAATTAATAAAAGCAGTAATTGAGCCTAGTGAAACAAATAAAAATATATATGACACCTTCTTTAAAAAAGTATATGAAAAAAATGCAACAGTAACTCAAGAAGGAGTGTAGGAGGATAGAATATGAAAAAGATAACTATTTGTGATAAGGAGTATGAAATTGATTGTAATGCATTTACAAGATTTCAATACAAAAAAGTTTTTGGCAGAGGAATTTTTTCGGACATTAAAATTTTAAATGATTTTTCCGAAAAACAGGACAAATTAAGAAAAGAATTAAATGAAAAAAGAATGCAAAAAGAAGAGATTGAAAAACAAATTAATTCTTGTATGATGGAGAACTTAGATGATTTTATAGATGTAATTCAAAGAATAGCATACATATTGATTTATACCGCAAACAATAAAATAGTAAGCTTTGAAGAATGGTTAAAAGGTATTAATAAAATAGAACTAAATGCTAATTGGATAAGTGAGGTAACGGAATTAGCCGTAAATTCATTTTGTTGATGAGGAACTTATACAAGAAATAGAAAAGATAATTATTGATAAAGAATGTAGCGAAAGCGAAGCATTAGAAGAACATCAGTTTATAGCTATTTGCTTAAGATTAGGTTTGAAGATAGAGGACCTAAAACAATTAGAATATAAGGATGTTGTAAAAATAATGCTTTGCTTTATTGATGAAAGTAAAGAGAAAATAAAAAAAGCTACACAAAATGATATTGATAAATTATTGAGATAGAGGTTAGAAATAACCTCTATTTTCTGTGTAAAGGAGAATGAAAATGACAACAGTAAAAGGACTTTTAGTTGAAATTGGAGGAGATACTTCGGGATTACAAAAAGCATTAAGCAAAGTTAATTCTGCTTCATCTAGTTTGAGCAGAGAGCTAAGAGGAATTAACTCTTTGCTGAAATTAGACCCTAAAAATACAGAATTATTAGCACAGAAGCAAACAGTATTAGCTAATAATATAAAAGAAACAGAAGATAAGTTAAAGTTACTAAAAAAGGCTCAAGAAGAAGCTGATAAAACAATAAAAAGTGGTGGAAAAATTTCTCAAGAGAATTATAGGAATTTACAAAGAGAAATAATAACTACTGAGAATAAATTAAAAAATTTAAAGTTAGAAGCATCTAATTGGAATAAGGTAAGTAAGTGTTTAGACACTGTAAGTACAAAAATGAAAAATCTTGGAAATAAAATTAGTTCTATTGGTCAAAAGATGTCTGTTATAACAGCTGGACTAGCAGGTATAGGTGGTTTAGGAATTAAATCTGCAATGGAACAAGAAGCAGCGATACAGCAAATTGATAAAATATATGGAAAAGCTTCAAAGACAATAAAGAGTTTTGCAAAGAATACTGCAAGTAGTTACAATATGTCTACTAAAGATGCTTATAAGTATTCTCAAATTTACGGTAATTTAATACAATCTATAACAGATGATGAAGAAGAAAATGCAACATATACGCAACAATTATTAAAAGCGTCTTCTGTAATAGCTTCTGCAACTGGTAGAACAATGGAAGATGTTATGGACAGAATTAGAAGCGGTTTGTTAGGAAACACAGAAGCTATTGAAGATTTAGGTGTAAACGTAAATGTTTCTTTATTAGAGAGTACAGACGCATTTAAGAAGTTTGCGGGAGATAAAAGTTGGAATCAGTTAGATTTTCAAACTCAACAACAAATTAGATTGTTTGGTATTTTAGAACAGACAACTAAAAAATATGGAGATGAAGTTAATAACAATACAACAACAAAAGTGCAAAAGTTAACAGCTAAAATGCAAAATCTTGCTACTACAATAGGAGAAAAGTTGTTGCCATATTTCACTAAAGCTTTAGACATTGCTACAGAATTTACTTCTAAATTTGAGAATTTAAGTCCAAAAACTCAAGACTTAATTATCAAAGCAGGATTGTTTGTTGCAGCAATAGGACCAGTTTTACTTATAATTGGAAAAATAATAACTTCTATTAGTAGTTTGATAGGGGGGATTAGTCAACTTTCTGGATGGATTGCGTCTATAAGTACAAGTGCAGGAGGATTAAGCGGGATTCTAGCATCACTAACAAATCCGGTAGGGTTAATCATAGCAGGAGTTGCAGCATTGACTGCAGCTGTAGTTTACTTATATAATACAAATGAGAAAATAAAAGCATCTATAGATGAAATAATACAAAAATATTTAACAAAAGTACAAGAACTTGTTAACTTTTTAACTCCATACATTCAAAAGGCGCTTGATTGGTTTAGAAATTTTTGGGATACAAATGTAAAAGACACATTGAATAACTTAAAATTATTATTACAAGAATTTTTTGTTGCTGCCCAACTCTTTTATGATAAATTTATTTTTCCTGTGGCAGATTTTATGTTAAAAGTATTTAAACCAGCGTTTACAGTTGCTTTTAATGTTATAGGAACAGCTTTAAAGACTACATTACAAAACATAACAACTATAATAAATACAATAATAAACATTTTTAGAGGTTTGATACAATTCATAACAGGAGTTTTTACAGGAGATTGGCGGAAAGGCTTGGGAAGGAGTAAAAAATATATTTTCTTCAGCTTTTTCAGGATTAGGTACTATATTTAAGAATACAATGAATGGCGTAATAACTCTAATTAACAAGGCAATAGGAAAAATAAATGGAATAAAAGTGCCCGATTGGGTACCTGGCATGGGAGGAAAGAATTTAAGTATACCTACTATTCCAGCTCTTGCTAAAGGTGGAATAGTAAACAAAGCAACTTTAGCGATGATAGGCGAAGGCAAGTCAGCAGAAGCAGTAATACCACTAGATAGAACTTTAACTAAATATATGGCAGAAGCTATAAGACAGGCTGGTGGAAATAACAACATAACTCTTCAATTTTATCCTCAACAAATGACTGAAGCAAATCTAAAAGAAGCATTCGATTATATTGATAGAAGATATGGAAGAATGGCATATTAAAAATAATGTCGAATTTCGTAATACGATTATATTTGTTTTATTCGACCTCTTTCGATATAATTATACATAAACAATACGAAAGAGGGGATAATATGTTTTGTAATAAGTGTGGAAAAGAAACAGATGTAAATTCTAAGTTTTGTAATTATTGTGGAGCACCTACAAGTTATGTAGTAAAAAACAACAGTCAATCCAAAAATCAAGCAAAAAAAACAACTCATTCTAAAACTAAAAAAATATATGAAAGACCTTGGTTTTGGGTTATCGTTATTATTGTTATTTTAGCAGTAATTGCAAATTTGACGAATGATGGATCTACTAATCAAGTTAATACAAGCAATACCGTAGAAAATTCTATTCAAAATACAACAGTAAAAGAAACAAAAAAAGTAGAGACGGACGAAGAAAAAGCAAAAAGACTAGAGGAAGAAAGAATTGCTAAAGAGAAAGCTGAAGCAGCGGAGAAAGAAAGAAAAAAGAAGGAAGAAGAAAATTTTAAAAATCAGAGTGAAGTACTTACATTCGAACAATTAGCTAGGAATCCAGATAAAATTAAAGGTAAAAAAGTAAAATTAACAGGAGAAGTTATACAGGTTTTACAAGGAACTTCATCCGTGGATTTAAGAATTAATATAACTAAAGAAGACTACGGATATTATACAGATACAATTTATGCACTATACATTCCTAAAGATGGTGAAGACAAAATTTTAGAAGGAGATAATATAACTATATGGGGGACTGCTCAAGGTGATTATTCTTATACTTCTGTGCTTGGATCTAAAGTAACATTACCATTTATTAATGTAAATTATATACAAATAAATTCAAAATAAACACTCAAACCGAGTGTTTATTTTTTCTTCTTAATTTTTAAACTATCTTCTCTCTATATAAAGTAGAGGAATTAATAAAATAGATTAAAGGGCAGTCGAACAAGACTGTCTTTTAAAGTGTTTTATTAAATTACAAGGAGGTCTAAAATGTGGTAAGAGAATTTAAACTTGTAAATGAAAAAGGGCAAGAATATTCTTTAATGAATATAAATGATTATTGCTTATTAACAGAACCTACTGGGCTAGGATATAGTTATTCTACAGAATACGAACGTTTAGGAAATACATTTATAGCTAATTTAAGAAAAGTAGAACAAGGGCAAATAAATGGTATAGTAAATTTTCTGAAATATGATAACTACAAAAATTTTATAGACTTTATAGAAAGTTCAGAAAAATTAAAATTTTCTTATAAAATTCCATTTGAGCAAGGTGTAAAAGAATATTTTAAAGATGTAAATATTCAAAGTGTACCAAAATCTGAAATACAAACAAATGGATTAATATCAGAACCAGTGGTTTTTGATTGTTTAAGTCTTTGGTATGAAGAAAATACAGTAATATATACAATACAACCTGAAACAGGAGAAATAAGATGGGATTTTAGATGGGATAGTAGATTTATAGATTATGATACAAGAAGCTTATCTTACATAAATAAAGGACATGTAGAAGCACCTGTTTTAATTGAAATGTTGGGGCATTTAGTAAATCCGAAAATTGAGCTATATATTGAAGGAGAACTGTATCAAACAGTTGCTTTTAATGTAGAAATAGCAGAATATGAAAAACTGTTATATGGGACAAAAGAAAATGAGTTCTATATAAATAGACAAAAGACAGATGGAACTATAGAAAGTTTATTTAGTCTAGATGTAATTGATTTTGAAAATGACAATATTATAAGACTTCCTGCAAATAAATCTTGTGAAATAAGGTTAAAAGCAGATAATGAAGTATTAAATGCACAAGTAACTATATTAGCTTACTATAAAGCCGTATAGGAGGTGCTAGAGATGAATAATGTGACAATTAATTTTAATGGACAAGCTTATCTAGCAGTCTATAATAACCAAACAGGATATTATGAAGTAGAAATAATAGCACCTGCTGTAGGCGGAATATACAATGCAGATATAACATTTACAGATTTAGCAGGTAGAACTTATGAAGATACTCAAAAGGTACAAGTTTTTACTAAAGAAAAAATAAAAATAGAAACTAATAAAGTTTTTGTTTGGATATTTGATTATAAGAACTTTAAAGTAAAAGATATAGTAGAAATAGCAGATTATGAAATATGTATAGACGAAGAAACAAATGCTACTACATTGTTAAAGATTCTTAAGAAAACAAATGCTAAAGCAAGAGATATAATAGCAGTAAAGAAAAACAATGAGGTTGTTTTTTGGGGAGTAATGAAACAAGTACAAAATGAAGATCGGTAAGCTACTTTATGAATTTGTTTTAAAATATATAACAAACATGTTTGATCAAAACGTTAAATTAGAACATGAGGAATTAATAAAAACAGCAGGAATAGAAGATTTTATTGCAAAAGCTATAACAGACAATTTTATTTCTAATGCAGATGCATTTATTAATAGAAATTACTTACAAGTAGTTGCGAAGACACATACTAAAAAACAAACGTCTGTAACTAATGTTCAAGACGGAATTTACAATCTACATACATATATGACAAATTGTACACAAAATTATGATATTGTGTACGATTTTTCTATTGTAAATAAAAAATTAGTAATAACAATAGAAAATAAGTCGTATAAAAAACAATTAATAGATGTAAAAGCACATGCAATATCTAATTATTCAGAAGTGTTTGAAACTGATGTAGTAAGTAAAGTAATAGTTTTAACAAGTACACAAACTTATACATTGTATTTAAAAAATGATAGGACTACTACAACGAACATGAATGACACTAACAGAGTAGAAGGTAAAGTAGAAACCGTTTACACGGAAAACTACGAAGATGCACAACAGAAAGCTTTAGATGTGATGAAATCTAATGCTTATAATCATAATATTACATTTAATTTATATGACAAAATAATGAAGATAGGAACACCTATTGCAATAAAGACTAAAGAGTCTTTAATTTTTGATACTTATATATCTGCAATAAGAATAACACCTGCAAAGTTTATTGAGTATACTTGCGGAAATATAAGAATTAAGTTTATAGATAAATTTAATCAAGAGAGGAGAAAATAATATGTTAAAAGGACATGTATTTAGTAAGCAACTATTTGGAAATCCGATTTTTGCACTATTTATAAATACTTTTTTAAACGGAACAAATGGGGTTTCTAACAATTATAAAAACGGAATGCAGGTAACTTATAATGAAAATATAGTAACAATACAAAGTGGGGCAGCATGTATTCAAGGTAGATTTCTAGAAGAAGATACATCTTCTAGCATATCTGCGGGAACAAGCACTGCTTTTTGCAAATTAGTTATAGAGATAGATTTAGATAAAACAAACACAGAAAGTGAGTTTAATCAAGGCGTCTATAAGATAGTAAAAGGTACAAGTAGTTATCCGGTTTTAACACAAACTAATATAGTTAAAAATAATTCTGGAAAATATCAATATGAATTAGCAAGATTTAAAACAGGAGCTAATGGGATAACTGATTTTCAAGATATGAGAACGTTTTTAGATTTTGATTCTATATACAATTCAATAACATCAGAATATAGGAGTATATTAACACAGTTACAAAAAGAACTATCTGAAGTAGAAGATGGAAGTGCTTATATTTTAAACGAAGTAGAAGAAGAAACTGTATCGGGATCGGAAGGAAGTTTAGATGAAGGAAGTTTTTCTTATATAGCAACTTTTAAAAAAATAGGAAAAATAGTAAATGTAACTGTCACGGCAACGAGTAATATGAAATACGGAATGACTATTCATAATATTCCGAGTTTTGCAAAACCTTCGAAAATTGTTAATGGCGATTCAATAGCTAGTTCAGTATTAAAAGACAGCGGAAACACACGGCGGAGAGGGTATTGCAGCTATATATGTTTCAGAAGAAGGAAATGTTAATATAAAAATATATACAGAGCAAGACAGTGCAAATACAAAAATGAAATTTGTTGGTAATTTAACTTATATATGTTAGAAAGTGGGAAATAAAATGTTTGAGATAAAAGAAAAAATATTAGAACCGAGCAAAATATATGCAAGTTCTAGTTTTTTATTAAAAATACGAGTAAAAAGCGCAGGGTTTTATAAATATTCAGATTATATAAGCGAAAAATATGTTGATTTGATCAACAAGACATATGAACAAGTATTGTATAAAGAGGTGTAAAAAAATGGGACAAACAAGTAAATATAAAATACCATATCCGGATGTGAATGATATTGCTAACGTACCAGGCGACTTAAAAACAATTGCAGAAAGAATAGAGGCAATAATACAGAAAAATATTATGACAGCGGGGTTAACAGATGATTATACAACAACAAATCTTAGTAATCTTGAAACACTGAAAATAAATAAGGTTTTTTGCAGCTGCGGGGATAAACTGACAATAACAGAAGAAGGAATAAAAATAGGCGACGGTGTAAGCAAAGTGAAGGTGTCGGGACAAATATATTTTTATACAAATGTAACAAAAACGGGAGATTCTATTGCAGCGATTTATAAAAACAACAAGCAAATGGTAATACATAATCAAAGATTTACTGACGATTACGAACATATAACATTACCCGAAAAGCTTATAGATGTAATAAAAGGAGATATAATAAATTTAGCTGTAAGATCAGAGAAAGCCACAGGAGCTTTAATAAAAAATTATGAAACCGGAACGTTCTTAACAGTAGAAGTAGTAGAGTAGGAGGTGTAAAAGTGATAAATAAGATAGAAGTGTATATAAAAAGTAGAAATGTATATGCAGAAAGAAATTTTTTAGGAATATCGGGAGAAAACGATGTAGAAACTTTAGAGTTTGTACTAGATAATTTTATAGAAGGTCAAGCATATATTGAACTAGAAAAATTAGACACAGAAGGAGAAAAACAAAAATATTTTATAAAACTAGATAAGAAAGATGATTCATATGTTTTAAAAGTTAAGAGCAGTTTGTTAGATGTAATTCAAGATATAAAGATGCAGTTAGTAATAGAACAAGAAGATAAACAAGTGTTTAAAAGCAAAGTTTTTTATATGCAAGTTCTAACAGCAATAAATGCAACGTCAACAATACCTGAGCAATATCCGACTTGGGTTGAGCAATTAGAGCAAAAAGTACAAGAAATAGATGACAAACTTGCTGAAACAACACAACTAGAAGAATTGTTAACAAGATCTGAAACAGCAAGACAAGAGCAAGAAGAGTCAAGAGTTGAAACAGAAAAACTAAGAGTAGAAGCAGAAGAAAAAAGAGAACAAAATACAGCAAAAGCAATAAATGATATAAAAGACTTAAAAGACGATTATGACGAAAATGCAGAAACAAAAATTAAAGAATATAACAATAACAGTGCTGATAAGATATCTGAATTTAATAAAAATGCTAAAGATAGTACAACAGCTTTTAATACAAATGTAACAAAAAAGACAGAAACTTTTGATGAAAGAGTATCAGAAGCAACAAAGACATTTAACAGTAATGTAACAAATAAAACAGAAGATTTTAATAGTAATTCTAATACAAAAATACAAGAATTTAACGACAATTCTGTAGAAAAATTACAAGAGTTTAATAACAATGCAAAAGTAAAAAAAAGATGAATATGATAAAAATGCTGCAAATAAATTAAATGAATACAACAAGAACGCAGAAGATTTAATTAGCAAAGTTGAACAACTTCAAACTGAGAACAACGAACTCTCAAGCAACATGCCTTGGGATACTACATCAGGCAAATTTCTACACATAACAGACTCTGCAAAATATAGCAAGAATAAGCTAGAAATAAGTGGGGATTTGGAGCAGGAGAAGTCTATAGAAGGAAAAAACAAATGTAAAACAGATTTTGTAAATTGGGAGAGTGGAGATTATAGTAATACAAATGGTTCTAAGTCAAATTTTACAGTAAGAATAAGGCTAATAAATTTATTAAAAGTTGAGCCAAACACAACTTATTATTTTAATACTTTTTCAGACGGTTATAGTTTTGCAGTCAGAGGTTTTGACAGTGCAAAAACTTTTACGCACAGTGTTGGAGAAATAAAAAATGGACAAACATATACAACATCAAATGCAGAACATTATCTTGGAATTTCAATTTTTAACACTAACAATTATGATATAACATATAGTGATTACGAAACGTTATTTAATAATTCTACAATTAAACCGTTTATTTGTTTAGACAATGAAGCAGATAAAACATTTGAAGAATATATTCCAAATAAGCCTTCTACAGAATTTCCTAGTATGCCTTTAGTGTGTACAGGAGTACAGAAGATTAGGCAGTTTGGGGACAACTGGTTTAATAAAAATAATATAAGCAAAATAAATGCAGTTTTTGGTACATCTAGTATTATTGCAAATTCTTCCGCAAAATCTTTTTATATAAAGATAGAACCTGACACATATACAATTTCTAGAAAAGTTATAGGATCTAGATTTGTAATAGGAACAACTGCAAATATTCCGAAAATTGGCGAAACAATAATAGAGAGAAGGACAAGTAGTGGAAGTTCTATAACATTAACTACATCTAAAAATGCTAATTATTTAGTAGTTTATTATCTGTATAACAGTAGTGAAAATGAACAAGAGATATTAGATAGCATACAGATAGAAAGAGGTCCTAAGGCAACAAAATATAAATCTTACATAGAAGAAATAAACACACTAGACTTAGGCACTACAGAACTATGTGCAATAAAAGACATAAATGGTAATGTAGTAGCACAAGATAGAATAGTTTATAAGGATAATAAATGGCAATTTGAAAAGAATGCAGCTATTCATACGATAGATAAAACTCTTCTTAAACAAACATCAACAAGCACTAATGGGAAATATAGATATCAATATTTTCAAATAAAAAACAATGTTGCAACAGCTAAAGATAAAAATCCAGGTGTATGCAACATATTTTCTCTAGCAAGAGATGGACAAACATATAACTGTGAAAAAGGATTTACAGCAATAACTGGTGTTTGGAATTTTTATGACGAAGGTGAAACATTAGAAGAATTTATTACAAAAATAGAAAACGTAGATATTGTAGTTACATATATAACAAAAGAACCTATCTACGAATACTGCACATCAGCACAATCAGAAGTATTAGACAAACTATACAACAATTTTAAATTACAAAAAGGCGTAAACAACATAATAGTAGAGTCAGAAAATGGTGTAGGGGTAAACTTAGAATTAGAGTATATGCAAGACCTACAAACAAAATTAAATTTATTAGAAGCAATGTGTGTTTCTAATGCAAGTCAGGAGGTGTAGTAAATGTTAGATTTAAGCAAAGTATTTAAAAATGCAGTAATTAACTTATATAAGAAGAATGTATACACAGTAGATTATGCAATAATAGAAGCTTCTAAACTAGCAGATAAGAACAAAATAAATGCTACAGACTACGAAGAATTGATTACATATCTAGCAGAAGAGCAAGCAAAATCTATGCAAGAAGAAATTGTAGAAGAACCTGTTGAGGAAGAAGTACAAGCTACAGAAGTTGTGGAAACTACAGAGGAAACATCTACAGAAAGTGTGGTGGAGTAGATGGAAAAAACTTTTGAAACAGAAGTGCTTACTAGACTTGCAGTAATAGAAAGTAAGCTAGATGGATATCAGAATATTAAAGAAAAGGCAGAAGAATCTTATACAATATCTAAGCAAAATAAAGAAGATATAAAAGATATGCAAGACAATAACAAGTGGCTATGGAGAACTGCAGTAGGTTCTATAATAACAAGTGCTATCGGTCTTGTATTTTTATTTATAAAAACAGGAGTGGGAGTTGGTTAATATGAAAAAATATAAAAAATGGTTCAAATGTGCAGGAATAAGAGCAATAAAAACAGTTGCACAAACTGCAGTAGCAACAATTGGAACAAGTGCAGTTATGGGAGAAGTAAATTGGTTAATGGTGGGAAGTGCTAGTTTGCTTGCAGGAATTTTAAGTATATTAACAAGTGTGGCAGGATTGCCAGAATTGGAGGAATAGGCATGTTAAATATAATAGAAAAAACATATAAAATAAACGGAAATTTATCAATAAGAAATTCTACAGAAAGAATAATATTACATCATGCTGCAGCGAGTCAATGTAGCGCTGATGATATAGACAAGTGGCATAAACAAAAAGATTATAGCTGCATAGGATATCACTTTTTTATCAGAAAAGATGGAACTATCTATAGAGGAAGACGAGAAAATGCAATAGGAGCACATGCATATCAAAATAATTATAATAGCCTAGGAATTTGTTTCGAAGGAGATTTCGAAAAAGAACAGATGACTGATGCACAAGTAGAAGCCGGTAAAGAACTAGTAGCGTATCTAAAAAATAAATACAACATATCTAAAGTACAGAAACATAGTGATGTATGCAATACTTCTTGTCCACGGTAGAAACTTCAAATTTGACGAAATAGCAAATTCTACTACAAATAATACAGTTACTTATGTAGAAGTAAAAAAAGAAGCAAGAGGCAACGTAGCAACAATTCAATCTACTTTAAATTCTAGATATAATACAAGTATAGCAGTAGATAACATTTATGGCAAAGAGACAAAGAAAGCTTTAGTTAAAGCATTACAAACAGAGTTGAATAAACAATATAATAAAAATTTAGATAATAAAAATTTAGCTGTAGATCGGAATTTTTGGAAATCTAACAAAAAATGCTTGTGTAACATTAAGAAAAGGTTCTAAAGGAAATATAACATGGATTTTACAAGCTATGCTAATATGTAAAGGATCCGATATATCTGTAGATGGGGATTTTGGTGGCAATACAGAAAATGCAGTTAGAGATTATCAGTCTAAAAACGGTCTTACTGTAGATGGAATTGCACGGAAAAAATACTTTTGCAAAATTATTTTCATAAAAATAGAGCTAGAATAAATCTAGCTCTTAATATTAAAATATTTGCGTTCAGCTTCCTTACGAGCCTTCACTGCTTCTTCAAGAGTATCGAAATAACCGAGACTGATTGATTTTCGATTGAACTGTATTCTAACTCTATATCTATCATCAACTTTAGTTATTCCGTGTGTGACCTGTTGAGCTATTTTTTAGCGCTTTTTTAGAGTAAAAGTTTAATAAGCTAGAACGTTGTTTTTCTTTTTCTATATTTGATAAATTGCCTTGTATGCAACCACAACTTTTTATTTTACCTCTTAAAACTTGCGTAAATACTAGTTCTTTAACATTTCCGCAGTCACACATAAACAATGCTAATTTAGAATTGTGCTTATCTATTTTGTTTAAGTTTTTTATAAGAGTAAGTTTATTAAATTTCTTTCCGACATAGCTATCTATATTATAACCTCTCATATTAAAGTTTTTAAACCTTTCTAAACAAAAATTTATTTAATCTAATTTGTCAACATCGTTTATGTCTATTTCTTGTAAACCTTCAACAGCTACTAAATAGTCGTTATTTAGTTTTTCAATTATTTCATTTTTAGTTAAAAAATCTCTATAATCAAACTGACCCTTTTTCCAATAATCTCTTATTTTGCATATATTTTCTAGCTTATCACTTTTTCTTAAATCACATTTATATAATGTTAAATTATCTTGTAATAATTCTATAGATGTATACATTTCGTTATTTATATCGTTTTTAAAACTTTCTAAACTTGTTATAATATTTCTTTCTTCTTTAAAATTTATGTTTGCATCTCCTGCATCGATTTTAACTAATATCTTTCTACCTCTGTAAACTTTTGCTTCTTTCATAATCATTTCCTCCTAAAAAATTATTTATTATCTCTTTCTGTAATTATAGTAACATACTGTACACCGTAAGTCAATACTTTTTTTAAAAATTTTTTAAATATTTTTCAATTTCTTCTCTAACCCATGCCGCGTAAGGCTTATCAAGTTTTTGTAAAAATTCTTCTGCTAAATCCTTATCTATTTTAGCAACTAATCTTTTATATTTTTCATTTTCCCATTTTAATTCTTTCTTGTAATCTCTAGACATATCAATTCCTCCTTGATTTTCTATATTATATAGTATATAATATTTATATACAAGAGAGGAAATAATCCTCTCAAGTTTTACAAGTCTTGTAAGATTAATCTAATCTGTTCGCGATTATGTTGTTTTCTTAATAAGTCTTGTTTTTGTACTTGTCTATCTGCAATATAGATAAGTACTTTTTTTATTAAGCTCATGTTCATCACCTCCTTAACTGTATACAGTATAACATACGGTACACAGTAAGTCAAGCACTTTTTTAAAAAAAATATAAATTTCTTCAAAAACACTTAAAACACACTAAAATCAAGACATAAAAGTATATGCATAAAAAATAAAAACGGCTTAAAATCGATTGTAGTGAGTCAAAAAACAGAGCAAAAAATAAACGAAGTTTTGAAGAAATATGAAAAAAATTTATAGAAAAAATTTACACAAAATCACTTGCATTTTTGTAAACAAATGAATATAATTAAATAAACTACTACAATACAAATGAAAAACAAAAAGGAGTAAAAGGAGGAGATTTTATGTATCAAGATTGGATGGATGAAGTACCTCTAGATGTTAAGTCTAGTAATAATAATGATAATAAATAAAAAATAAAGACAGTATTTAATATGCTGTCTTTATTTTAGGATCAAGATATTTAAAAGCTTTTTTCTTATTTTTCTTTTCTCTTTTTATATTATTGTTTCTTATTGATTGCCATTCTTTATACACATGAATAATATTAGTGTAATATTTATCTGTATAATTTTTATTATCGTTTGCAATTGTAACTGCTAACATTTTTATAGTTCTTAAAAACATTTGATGTAAAGACTGATAGATATAATCAGTTCCTGCTGATTGACTTGAAATATACATACATATATATTCTAATTCGTTTAATACATCAGATATTAAAGATATAAACTTGAATGGTAAGTCTTTATTATCTTGTATAAATAAGTCTCTAGCCTCTTTATCTGTATAAGTTCGTGTATATATATTATACAATTCTTCTTTCGAATGACTTGTAAGGTAAAATTTTTCAAATTCAATCCTTAATAAATTTTTTTGTTTCAAATTTTCAATTTCATCTTTATTGTATTTTTCTGACATAATTTTTTCAATACTATTGTTAATTTCTTCATCACTTTTGTATACAATATTATGAAAAGATTTATTCGAAATGCGATATTCTAATAAATGTAAATATGTATTTTGAAGCTTAGCACTGCTTAAAATAGTGTTATATTTTTCGAAAAGCTGAGGCTCATTTTCATATATCTCTAAAAGTTCATCTCTGTCAAATCGCTGCAAATTATTCATATCAGTATCTTTTAGTTTCAATAAAGAACCTAATTGACTAGAATTAATTACTTTTCCAACTAAGTAACATTTATTAAGAAGTTCATCAGAAAATAACTTCGCAATTTCTGCTCCTTTTTCTTGTTGTTGCAACGACTTATTTTTAGTATATTGATACATAGACCAAATTGCAGTAGCTAAAAGACCTAATACAGTTATAAGCGTTCCAAAATTATCTAAAGAAATGCCTAAAAATAATACTTGTTGACTTTCAATATTTTCAATTTTTTCAGGATTATTAATTTGTGAAAATTTTAAGATTAGTCCTGAGATTCCTAAAACAATTCCTAAAATAATTAAAATGCAAAATAATCTTTCCCACAAATATTTAAAAAAGCTAATTAAATGTCCTATATTTTTCTCACAAAAATTCATTTTCATCCTCCGTATAAAATTTTAAAATGATTATATAAACATTTTGTAACAAAATCAATATTCTTGTCAAAATTTGTAGATTCCTTTGTTGCAATAAAATCAACAAGAAGATAAAACATGTTCGACAAAATTCACGATACAAAGTAAACATAAAGTAGTACAATTAAAGTAAGAGGTGATCACTATGAAAAATTATAGAATAGAGTTACTTATTACAAAGAATCGTGCAAGATTAGAACGAATGATAAAAGAAGATTATAGTAGAAATAAAATATTAAGACAGAGTCAAAAGTTAGATAAGTACATAAATATAATAATGAGAGAACTAGTAAAATAGTTCTCTTTTAGCATAATAAATAAAGTTCTGCAAATACTAAAAGCGGTGATTTTATGAACTATTATAAAAAGAGTTTAAGAGAATTTAAAAGAGTGTTAAAGAAGAATAAAAATATAACAAAAGAGGAATGGGATAAATACGCAGAAGAGAATTGTTTGTTTAGTAGTTTTACTTTAGAAGCGCATAGAGATGTAAATAATTTTGAAGAACTGAAGAAAATGTATATATTTTAA